AGACCTTGGTTTTGGTAAACTTGTATCTGTGCTTCGTTGGCAGGTAAAACGCCCGAATTGCGGGTAATGGTCAGCACTGCCGAATACATATCCAAAAATTCCTGCTTAAAAACATTTACCGCACGTATGCCGGGTAAGGTAGAAGGAGCAGCAATTGGATAGCCTATTCCCCCGGATCGCAAAGAAGACCGTGCGGTGCTGTTTACGTCTTTTTCATCTTCAAGTATCAATTCCCTTGCAAGTTCGGTGAAATCAGTATCGCTTTGCAAGCGCGCCAGGTCTATTGTTGAAATTTCGCGATAAAAGTCAAAGCTCCCGCCTAAAAATAGCCAATAAGCCGAAGCGTAGGAAATAACGTGGTGCGGTAGATAAAAACGTGCCGCGCTTGCATTGTTAACAAATGGCGAGCTTGACAAAATCTGCATAGGTAAAACCTGTGTCCTCATCGTTTCGTACGTCAAAAGTTTGCCCATTTCTCGGTATGCGCCAGAATTGCCAACGCGCCAATTATCGGACTGTACCCATGTGGCAGAATTGTTCATCACTTGTACCGCCCCAGGAGAAACCTGCGATGGCCCGTCGCCTATTTTTACCTCAATTTTTACATCCTTACTTGCGTTTTTATTGTTTTCTGCCGCATATCTGTACGTGTCGCTTTGTCCGTCAAAATTACCTGTTTGCAGCACCTCCAAATACGATGGCCCAAGTACGAAAGAATACGTAACCTCGCCGCCGCTTGTCAGCAAAGTAAGCTCATTTCCTAATTCGTCAAACGCTTTGTATGCTTGGAAATTGAAAAGCACTTGCCCGGTCGTGTTTATCGGAAGGGGAGGGGTGACAAATTCAATCCGGCTAACGACCGTCGCCATTTCCTGATCTATCCTTTCGGCTGTCAGGTAATACCAGTCATTTGCGTCCGAAGTCCACTCCGTTGCTCCTACGCCACCTTTTAAGTGCGCATTGCCACCGACCTGCATTTTTAGCCGAAATTGGATAAAATACGCCACCCCGGTAAAAGGGTTGCGATCTACGCTGTATTTTAGTGTACTTGCAAAAGCCAGGGTAATGCCTTGTCCTATTTCGGTAACAAAGCCAAAATCTGTATATGCCGATGTGTTTTGTGTAAAAAACTGCCCAGAAAGGATATTCCGCGCTTGTACGTGCAAGTAATCCACCGTCAATTTTCCTATCGGGGCAAAGTGCGAAAAGGTTCCGCCGCTCAGTCGTATTAAATCTTTGCCGTTATTGTTCGACGGGTCGTTGGTTCTGGTAAAATTCTGTGCTGTCTCTACCGTCTCACTTCCGGTTTTCGTTATAGCAAAAACCGTTTTCGAGGTCGGGGAAATCATTTCGTTTGCCTGTACAAAATAAAAAGAAGTGCCAGAGAAAAACATCCGCGCTCGCCATGCCTTTGCGATATCGCTAAGCACGTCGTAACAGCTCCGGTATCGGTAATTGCCCTTGCTGTCTACCCAATAAAACGCGTTCTCCGATACTCGCGCCCTTGATAGCGGGTTGATGGTACTTGCATAGGTATAGCTATCTTCGTGCCAGTTACATACGACGCGCAAAAACTTGTAATTAGCGTCGAAGCCGTCTATAATGCCGTCAAAGCCCGTTAGTTTGTTCAAGCACTTTAAAATGATTTCGGTAAAAGTGCTAAAGCCTATGTATGGCCCTCCCAACGGCCTATACTCAATGCCCTTTAGCACCCCTAATCCATCTGTTGCGGTGATACTTGCAATGTACCCCAAGTCCAAAGGCAAATCTGGTATGCTTACCAAATCCGCCAAAATATATCCAGTCCAATTACAGTAAATGCCGTTAAGGTCGCTGTATTGCACGTTCATCACAATATCGCCTTCCTCTGTCGTTACAAGGTCGTCTATAAAATCCTGTAAATCCTGGCTATCAACTATTAGCCCTAACTTTGCCTGGCTGCCGATTACCGGACTTGCTACGCCTTCGCCGTCGCCCTGGTATTCGATAGTAAAAGCAGAAGCGCGCATTTCAATTGCCGGATTTGTCCAGTTCGAATCGTAAATATTTATTGCAAACTGATTATCTCTTTCCGAATAAAAAACCCCTTGCAAGCGTAGTCCCATTACCTGTATCGGTTTGTGCGCTTTTCAGCACGGTTAACCAATATCAACAAGTCTTCCCCGGAAATCCTGGTTTCTGCAATATAGCTTCCTTGTGGCTGGAACATGTTTAAAAATTCCCCCATCCGCTCGAACGGGATCACGGCTTCTTTGCCGGAGGGGTTATCGCCGATAACTGCTAAGGTCTGGGAGGTAACAAAGCCGCCCTGTGCAAGTCTTGGAGCTTGGATTCTATTAATTGCAGCGGAAAAAATACCACCAACAACCGCTCCTCCGGCGGCGGCAACAGCGGCTCCAAGGATACCAAGTTTGCCGAAAGAATCCGCTATCCATGCGGATATTGCCTTTATGGTTTCAGCTCTTGCAAAATCAGCGGCTCCTTGCAATGCTGCTTTTCCGATCGCTTTAAGTACGGTTTGCAACGATAGGCCATACTGCTCTATAAGCTGCGATCCGGTCGAAAACCCTGCGTTTACGTATTGCTGGTATTCGGCTGTAAGTCTATCTATTTCAGCCTTTTTCTTTGCAGCGTCTTCGTTTTCTCTAATCGAATTTGTTAGTCTGTCGTATTCATCTGCCAATTTGCGCACTACATCGCTATACAAATCTCCCTGTTCGATTGCCGCCGCTAAGGCTGTTTTTGTTACTTCGAGTTGTGCAGCCAATGGATTTTCTCCAAAAAATTCAGCAGAAACATTTACCCTGGTCAATTCCCGCTGGTACTCAATCCAAGCATCTTTTTGTTTGTTGATTTCCGGTGTTAAAACAAAAACATCAGAAAGCCCTGAAAGCAAAGTATTTGGCAGCTTAGCGTTTTGCGCAAATTTTGCTACCGCAGAATTTACGTTAGAAATAGCGATAGCAATTTTATTTGCTTCTTTTTCCGCCTCCTTGCTTTGTTTGCCGCCACCTAAAGCATCTAAAAGCGGATCGCCTTGTAGCTGATTTTTAAACGCGTCAATTAAGCTGGTAAAATCAAAGTCCTGCGATTTTTGTACAATTTGCTCCTGCTCCGCTAAAAATTTACCTTGTCGAAGCCCATAAGCTTTTAGTGATTTCTCAAAGGCTTGGTTGCCTTCTTTTTGCGCCCTTTCTAAATCCAGGCCATATTCCGACAGTATTCGAGCCGTTCCAACAAAATCGCCAGTTATGGTAGCTTTTATTGCCCTGATGTTTTTGCTGCTTTCTCGGCTAAGTCCCGCAAAAACTTGTTTCCAATAAGCGGCCAATTGCGCCAATTTTGCTTCTACAAAAGCAAAAGCATCGGATATATTTCCAAATTCATCCGTCAAGTCCTGTACCGCGAAAAGCAGTCCGCCAAAAACAGCAATTGCCGCGAGACCAGGTGCGCCTAACGCCGTAAAGCCTGTAACGAGTAAGGGTAATGTTTTTGCAAGTGCGCCGATCGTTATAAGTAGCGGCCCAATGGTTATGGCCAAAACACCAAAAGTTGCAACTGTGCGCTGCGTTTCTGGTGAAAGATTTTGAAAGCCTTCCACTAAACGATTTATGCCTTGCGAAAGCAGACTAAGTACCTCGTCTAATTTTAGCGATTCAAAAACGCTTTTGCCCAACGCCGCCGCAGCTAACTGCGTACTTTCTTTAAAAGTCTCTACCGATTTAGCCGCGCTGCCTTGTACTTTTTGCAGTTCTTCGCTTTGCTGTATTGCGGTAAAGAGTTTAGCCGCAAAATCACCAACGTTTTTAGTGCTGTTGCGTATGGCCTCGGCGTTTACCCCGCCAAATGTCTCTTTAAATATTTTGGAAAGGATAGGGAGCCTATCCAGGATAACCCGTATATCCTGCTGCAATACTTGACCACGACCGATAATTTGCGAAAGCTGATTTGTAACCTCGCCTAAATCCTCCGAACTCTTACCAGATGCAGTTGTAGCAATTGCCAACTGTCGCAATGCTTCCCGCGCTTGATCTGCCGAAAATCCGATAGATTGAAGGCGCAAAGAACCTTGTACGGCATCCTGAAAACCGATTGTGGTACGGCTATCTAATACCACCTGGTTTAATGCCTGCATCTGCTTTTCAGCTTCTTCGGCACTTGACGAAAATACCTGCAAGCCTTTTTCCAGCTTATCGAATTGCAAAAAAGCCTGCACCGCTGCTCCCCCTACAAGACCCAAAGGGATTGACAGGCGCGCCGTTAGCCCCTGTCCAACCTCTTCGAGCCTTCTGCCAAACCCTTCCAAGTCGTTTAGCACAAGCCGCATCTGCCGCCGAAAAACGGTAGAATCCAGTAAAAGGGCTACGTTTAACCTATTCGCCATTCTGCAATTTTTGTACCTCTTCTAAACTTGTGCCGTATTGCGCCGCAATTTCCGAATCCCATTTATCCCAAATTGCTTTCTTTGCTTGCACGTCGGGAGTTTTCTTTTCATGTGTTTCGGCATCCCAGGGGAGTTTCAAAATATCGGTGGGCTTTAGTTTTACCCCTTTTTTCATTTTCACCTGCAAAAGCAGTAAAGTTTGAAGCCGCGTGCGCTCCCAGTCGTTCACCTCTTGTGCCCGGATGCTTGCCCGGTGGCCTTTTAACACTGCGTACACCTCGCGATAAGAAGCGTAGTAAAATTCCTGCAAGCTCCTGCCTGCATTGCCGCAATAGTCCGTAATTAGGCTATCAAAGGTAAGTTCCGCTATTTCGCCCGCTTTTGCGGGCTTTTCGCGTTTCCCTTTTCCGGCTGTGGCATCTGATCCTGAAATACCTGCAAGACTTTGTTCATCAGCTCCGAATCGGCATCCAGTAAATCGCACGTATCCTCAAATGTGTTTTCGAATGCTTTTCCTGATACCCTGGCTCCATGCTTTAAACCGATATGCACCAATTTAATTGCACGCGATAAAGTAAGGTTTTGGCCTATTGCGTCCATTTCGGCGAGGGACAGCCCTTCGGAATCAAGAAACTCCGAAAGGGCTGCCATGCCAAATTTCACCGGAAAAACCTTGTTGTTAGACGTTATTTCTGCGTATTGCATTGCGTTTTGTTTTTACGAATTTGTGCCCTGCGTAACAGCACCATTCACGGTGAAAGTTGCAGAGAAAGAGGAGTTATCCTCAACTGGTGTGTTTAGGTTCAGCGCGGTGATGTACCCGCTACCCTGCCAGTAGGTATCGCCAGTTTCCGAGGTTGCGAATTTCAGCAATAGCAGCGTCCCGTTATCGAACGCTGTGAACATCTCGGAAAACTTTTTGTTTGCCGTATCGAACGAAAACAAACCGTCTGTTGAAAGCGTTGCAGATTTCCTCCCTACCTCAGTAGTTGCCCACCCGCCACCAGGTGCATCTTTCGTAAGTGTTTCCCTCGTTTCCCGCGTTAAGTCGAGTGTACAAGAAGTTGCATGCCCAATTGCAACGCCGCCCATATAGATGCGGAGGTCAGTTCCATTTACTATACCAGTAGTTGCCATTTTTTTTTTATTTAAGAGTTCGGTTAATCTTTGGTTTTTTGCTATTCACCGGAGCCCCGTAAAAGTTGTTCACTTCTATCTTTTGCGGCTCCTGCTGTTTTTCTTTTTGCGGTATCGGATCAATCCTTTCCTGGCTTTCGTGTTTTCGTGCCACCTGCAACGCGATTAAGGCATTTGCGTAGTTTATTTCAGCATCTACCAAATTGCCAGGCTGCCATTGCTCGTACGGGATAAGAATTTCGATTATCATAAGCTGTATCGTCTTTGCAGTCGGTTATGTTGTCGCTCAAAGTCTTTTTTAATAATTTCCAATACTTGTGGTTTTTCTAATAACGGCTCTAAGATGTATTGCCGATATTTCCAGGCTTTGCCAAAAATCATCGAAGCATAATAGCCGGATGCGTCGTTTACTCCTTTACCGTATGCGTTTAGGCTTTTGCGCAATACCCTTGGCCCCACTTCGTAGTCGTTACGACGCGTAAAATAGTATTTAGTAGATCGCAGCAAATTGCCTTTATATATGCGCACTTTCCGTCGGTTTGTACCACTTCCCATATACGCATAATGGTAGCTTTCTCCGTATTCGCGATCATCGTACTGACTTCTGGGATAATTTTCTTTTCTGGCTAAACGAGCAACAGCAGCAGCCCCGCCGCGCAAAACCAGCTTTATATTTGCAGGGTTGTCGAAACTGCCAACGTACCCCTGCAATGCCGCTTCAAGCTGCCGACGGTTGGTCATGTACATGCC